GAGTTGTCGGATGAACTTAAGACGGCAAGGGAAGAATTGAAGGCGGCGACAGAGGAGGTCGATACGTTCAAGGGAATGGACATTGACGGTATCAAGGCTTCTGCCGAGGAGTTCAAAGGCAAATTCGAGGAGTCGGAAAAGGCGGCGGCTTTGAAGCTTTCGGAGATTGAAGCTGCTCATTCGTCAAGGGTCGCTGAGCTTGAAGCGGAGGCTCTTTTACGTGAGGGGTTAGCGCCGATTTCGTTCTCATCAGATTATGCTCGTAGGGGTATCTATGAAGATATCAAGGGCAAGGTGAAGTATGAGGAAGGAAAGTTGGTAGGATTCGAGGAGGCTGTTAAAGAGCTTCGTGAGAGTCAGCCGAATGCGTTTGCGAAAGACCAGGGGGCGGGTAACAGTGGTGCGCCCCACAATAACGGCGATGGGGACCCGCCGAGAAGAGAGGTTCCTTTAATTATTTAAGGAGGGTTTTATGGCAAGGATTGAATCGTTGAATATCTTACTTGAGGAGACGGGGAGAGATTATCTCGCTGAGCTTTATGGTAAGGTGATTGAGAATGTCGAAAAGGGTACGATATCGGGGATTCTCAAAAACACTGACCTTTCGGGTAATCCGATATCGGGTACGGTGGAGGCAAAGAGGTTTGCGTTTGCTCAGGCTCAGGATTATGGGACTGCGAGGGCGGCGGGAGCGGGTCAGGCTATTGTCGCGCGCCCGGTGACGGTTCCGATAGACCAAGACAAGGAGCTTGTTTCGGAATTGGAGGTCAAGGATACTACCCTTTATGGGGTAGAGGGATTGTTAGGGAGAAGGTCTGCGGAGCATACGGCGTCTATGATTCGGAATTTGGAAAGGGTGTTTTTCTCGCAGGCTGGGGAAGACGCTACGGATGTAACGTCTGCGGCGACTGACCCGTTCGAGTTGCTTGAGGCTATGATATTGGCGGTTGAGACGACGGAGAATGATTTTGTCAGGGGAGTGCCGAGGAGCATGATTCATGTGATTATGTCGCCTCAGGAGTATTCTAAAATCAGGACGGCGGTCAATGTTGAGTTCAATAATGCCAATGTCAATTCGGCAATAGAGGAGTTCGGGTCTATCAATGGGGTGAAGGTATATAGTTCTATCGATTTGCCGTCGGGCATCTCGGTCATCTCAATGTGTGTGGGTTCTATTGCTCAGCCTGTGTTGCCGAAAGGGTATGCGGCGGAAAAGATTCAGTTGACGAATGCGTATGCGCTTGAGTTGTTCTATTCTTATGGCACGAAATCTGTAATGCCGGACCTCATTTATAAGAGGGAGGATTAGGATGAAGGTTAAGGATAGGAATACGGGCTTGATTCTTGAGAGCAAAGACGAGTTCGTTATTTCGCAGTGGGAGAAGAAAGCGGAGAGGTATGAGCCTGTTAAGGGGAATACCTCTAAGAGTTCGGGGGTTGTAAAGTCGGAAGAGACTGCCAAAGAGTAGGGGGTTCCGGGTATGGAAGGGGCTTATGTTTCTGAGAGTTTCTATTCGGAAAAGTATTTGTTCGGTAGAAAGCAGGTGCTCCCTGCGGGTGAGTTTTTGTTTTGGGAAAAGAAGGCTCGTGCGTTTGTTGACCTTTATACGTTCGGAAGGATTAAAAACAATCGTCAGTTGATTGATGAGTTTTCGGATGAAATAGGGGGATGTTTGTGCGAGCTTTCGGAGTACCTGTATATGAATGAGGGTAATGAGAATAAGCAGTCGGAGGGGATAATTGGCAGGTCTACGACATATATTCAGGGAGTGGAATATAGAATCTGTCAGAGGTATCTCTTTATTACCGGGTTGATGTATAGGGGGTCGAAGTAATGATGACCCGTGATACGGCGAAGGATATGGTTACGATGTATAATCACCTTTCGTTGGTTGATGGTAAGTGTACTTATGTTAGGACGGTAATACCCGATTGTGTATGGGAGCAGGATTCGGAGGCGGCTTTTCAAAGGACAGGGACGGCAAACCCGGAGGCTGTGAGGTTGTTGATATCGTTTGATAGCAGGTATCGGTCGGTTCAGAATGGCGAGGAGTATGACGGATATGGATGGACAGTGGCTATGGGTCCGGAATTATTGGGGTCATATATCGTCAAGGGGGAATGCAGGTTTTTGTTCCCTTTGGAAGAGGATGCCGAATCTATGAGTAAAGAAGAGTTTTTCAAGGAATTTGTTCAGCCTTTCGAGAGGGATGTCAAGTATAAGAGACCAAGGGAAATCATCGAGAGGTTTACGGGGAGCAGAAACATGTGGTATGTCGAGGTCAGGTGTTGAGATGGGTATGGTAGTTAATGCTTCTCTCGGACTTGAGGGTATTCGGGCGAGGTATGGTGCGGCTTTTGCTCTCGGTGGTAGTTTACAGATGTTCATCGATGCGACCGTGCTCAAGGGTGTCGAGCCTTATGTGCCTATGAGAGTAGGGAGTTTGACGAGGAGCGGGATTCTGCATACGAGAATCGGTCAGGGGATGATAACTTGGAAGACTCCTTATGCGAGGTATCTGTATTACGGTGAATTGATGGTCGACCCGGTTTACGGTAAGGGGGCGTTCACTGATGGAGAGAGGTTTTGGTCTCGCAAGGGGGTTTTGAAAGTTAAGTCGGGAAGGGAATTGAAATATGATAAGAGCAGACACCCGTTGGCACAGATGAGATGGGCGGAGGCGTATAAGAATGACCATTTGAAGGAGCTTACGGGGATGGTCAGAAGGAAAGCGAGGAGGATTAGTGAAGGGATATGAAGCTCGGAATATCATTGAGCCGATAATGGATTTCATTAAGACCTGCCCGTTTATGGAAGAGTTTAACATCGACCTTTCGCCGGCTTCGGTCGGAAGATTGGTTACGGCGAAACCGGATGGGAGCGCACTTGATTATGTGGGTAGTAATATGGTGAGTGACATTCGGGATTTGGTTAGGAACAGGGAAGTTGAAAGACAGGCTAATTTTCAATTATGGCTGCTCAGGAAATCAAACCATGAGGTGTATAGGCGTGAAATCGCTAATTTCTTATGGAATTTCGAGCAGTGGGTTGAGTGGTGTCAGGCTTATGGTTTGACGCCTAAATTGTCAGATTCTGAGGAAGGGCGGTATTTGGAGCTTATGACCGCTGATAACGGAATATATTTCGCAGAATGGGATGGTGAAGAGGCGAGCCTTTACATGGTTCAGATACACATTACTTATTACAATCAATATAGGGAGGTCGTATAAATGGCAGGTATTCCTCAAATAGTAGGGTCGGGAGATATTCAGCGTAAATATTTGGCTTGTGCTGTGGATGTCGGAGATGACCCTTTGGTTCCTAAGTTTTTGGTGCTTGGGTATCGGATTACTTCGAGTGCTATTGAGTTCAACCCGGATACGGAGACGGGGCAGGATATCAATGGGAGAAATTTCGGGTCGGTAAATAAGTTCGAGCCTACTCAGACGTTTGAGCCGCATAGACTTACGGCGGGTGAGCTTAGAGCTCTCGGGGCTAAGATGGTTCATTATTTCAGGTATCGGGAGATGGCAAAGTTCAGTGAGTTCAAGTGCATACTCATTTATGGGTTCTTGGCGGATGAGGGAGGGCCTTATCCGGCAGACCTTTATGAGGCTTGTACGCTTACGCCTAATAGTCTCGGAGGGGAGCTTTGGACGGAGATGCCGTTTGATGTTACCTTCGGGGGAAACACGGTTCATGGGACGGTGGATAAGCTTATTGATAATGTAGAGTTTACGCCGGATATCACGCTTTAAATTCGAGGGGGGTTTATTCATGGAAGGGCAGGCTGTGACCGGGAATTTGCAATTCAATGATGGGTTTCAGAAGGTGACCATCAATCAAGATTCTAACAGGATTATTTCATGGAATCCGAATGATGTTGGGTTTGTAGATAGATATCTGGGGTTCATGGAATGGGTCGAAAAGGATTTCAGGCCGAGGGTTATGGGATTGAAAATAGATAAAGATAAGGGTCTTGATGATTATCAGCAGGGGGATATCAGTAAGCTTGGTGAAGAGCTCAATGCGGCTATCGATGAGTGCTTCAAGTCGCCTGTTGCGGAAGCTGCTTTTGTCGGGGTAAATCCTCTCTCTCCTATGGCTAACGGGAATTTGTTGTTTATGAATTTCTTTGAGGCTCTTATGCCTATCATTCAAAAGTCGGTGAAGGATTTCGAGGGTGCGAGAAAGAAATACACCACGGCGGCAAAGCGGTCGAGGGGTGATACCGTGCCTATTCCTTCGGCGAAAAAATGATAGGGGAATTGCCTAAGAGCCTTGAGGTCGACGGGGTTAGTTATCCCATCAATAGTGATTTTCGGGCGGTTTTGTTGATATTTGAGGCTTTCGGAGATGAAAGCCTCAGCCCGTTAAATAAGAGGATTACGATGTTGGAGATAATATATACCCCGTTGGCTTCGGAGGATGAGCCGGAGCCGGAGCCGAATATACCTCCGAATGAAGAAGAGGCTGTGAGGAAGGCGTTGTGGTTTTTGGATGTCGGGATAGATGAAAAGAATAAAAAGTCTGGGGATGAGCTTTCGAGGACGATGGATTATGCTCAGGATGAGCAGTTGATATTTGCGGCGGTTAACCCTATATTCGCAAAGGATATCAGGGAAGAGAGTTATTTGCATTGGTGGACGTTTTACGGATTGTGTCAAGCTATAAACCCTGACAGCCTTATTTCGCATATTGTGAGTATTCGGAGTAAGAAAGCGAAGGGGAAAAAGCTTGAAAAATATGAACAGGAATTCTATGCCGAGAATCGGCATTTGATAGATTTCAGGACGTCGGAGGACGATTACGAAAAGTTGGTCAGGGAGTTGAGGAAATAGACGGTTTACCAAAACAGGTCGTTTATGGTATAATCGGGGGGCTTTTGAGATGTATGATTTCGGGGATTGGAAAACTATCAATGGCAATAGAGTTTTTATAAAGCCTATCGGCCAGAAGGTTGCGGTTGAAAAACAGAATTTCAAAAAGCATTATGATAAGCATGTTGTAGACAAATACGAGTATGGAAGAGCCATCTCTGAAACAGAATACTTAAAGAAAATGTATGATTTCTGTAGCCGTAATGATGTTGAGTCGATGGAGTATAAAAATGGGTTAATTAAGAAATTTGATAGACAATCAACCGAATATGCGAGCATGACCAGAGATGGGATTGTAGTGACGTATTTTATTGCGAAAGTTGGGAAGAACGGGACAATCAGAATAATTCAGGCAAATAAGTATTGGGATGACGAGTTGAAAGAAGCAAAAAAGAAAGGATTATTGAAATGAAGAAGTACCCTTGCCCTGTTTGCGGAACAATGTCATTCTATTATGATGGCGGTAATGAAATTTGTGATGTTTGTAATTGGGAAGATGACCTTGTGCAGAGGGCAAACCCGGACGAAGAAGATTGCGCTAATGCTGAGAGCCTTAACCAAGCAAGGGCTAATTGGTTGAAGTCGGTCGGTGAGAAAAAGATTATATAATAAGACCTAATAGATAAATGAATATCAAGTTATCGAAGAGTTATCGAAGAGTTATCGAAGAGTCATCGGTCACCTCAAGGAAGGTAGAATAATAACTTATTTCATAGCAAAAGCTGGGAGAAATGGCGAAGTTAGGATAGTTGAGGCTAATCGTTATTGGGATTCTCTGAGCGCTCGATATAAAAAGGAAGGAAGGATAAAATGAAAATTCATTTATGTCCGGTATGTGGAAAACACAAATTCCCTGTTGTTGGGTGTTATGAAACATGTCCGGTTTGTGGATGGGAGGATGATATTGTCCAATATCAAGAGCCAGACGAAGAAGATTGCGCTAATGCGGAGAGCCTTAACCAAGCAAGGGCTAATTGGTTAAAGTCAGTTGGGGAGAAAAAGGTATTTTAAAGACCTGAATATTGATGAATAGTAAGGCGTCGTTTATACGGCGTCTTTTTTGTTGCGAGGAGGTGAGCAGGATGGCGGCGGATGCGAGTGTAAATTTTGATACGAGACTTGACCCGAGCGGGTTCGAGCGGGGAATGGATAATATAGATAAGTCATTCGAGGGGATGAAAAAGACGCTTGCTGATGTTGCGGCTTCTTCAACTTCGGTGTTCGGAAGTAAGAGTCAGTTACAGATAGAGAGGATGACTAAACAGTGGAATCGGCAGTCGGAGGCTGTTGAAAATCAAAGAAGAAAAGTTGAGAAGTTGGCAGAGGAGTATTCGACTCTTGAAGGGAATGAGTTTGCGGCAAAAGAAAGTTTCGAGTCATCGAGTAATGAGGTTGTCAGGTTAAATGGTGAAATCGAGAACCTTATAAAGCAGTATGAGGTTGCAAGCCAAAGGGCGAAGGAAATATTGCCTGTTGACCCGGGAAGGCTTGAAGAACTTAGGCAAATATCAGATAGAGCTGAGGCTGAGTATAATTCTCGGATAGATAGCCTTAGAGACCAACTTAGCGATTTGAATGTGGAGATTGAAGATGCTCAGGTAAGAGCTAATGATGCGGCTGTTAGTGCTGCAACGCGCCGTGTTGAGTTGGAACAGGAAATCGAGGAGGTCAAGAAAAGAGCTAACGAGGAATCGGTCAGGGATGTTGAAATCCTTCGGGAACGTATTGAAGAGATAGAGATGCAGGCTGCGGTAGCGGAGGCTCATTTAAGAGAGGTTGAGGGTCGGAATGCGGAACCCATAAGGGAACTGAGCGGGGAAATAGAAAATGTCACTCGGGCGTGGATGGATGCCTCAGATGCATATGTCAGATATAGGGATTCAACGGCTATAGCGCAACAGGCAGCAAAAGTTGAGATGAATGAGATTGCGGGGGAAATTGATTCTGTTACTGAAAATCTGTATAGGGCTGAGGAAGAGACACAAAAATTACAGGAACAGTTTGTAGAAGCACAGATTAAGGCTCAGTCGTTTGCGGGAGAGATACAAGCGGCTGCAGATAAGACAAAAAGGCTTGAGCAAGAGGCGTTGAGTACCGGGAATGCTTTGCAAGATGCATTGAATGAAACCCCTGTGGTCAGATTTAACAGAGGGCTTGATTTAGGTCGGCGTGCGGTGGCGGCTCTGGGTTCGGCTATCAGGGATATGGGAAGGGATACGAACAGGTCTACGGGAGCGATTGAGAGGATGCTCCGGAGGATAATGAGGCTTGTTACGGCGGTGTTCGTATTCAATATTATCCGTCGGGGGCTCAGGGGGTTACAGCAGTATATATTTGGGTTGTTGCAGACTAATGCGGATTTTGTGGAGTCTTTGAATGCGATCAAGGTCAATCTTGCGGTTGCGTTTCAGCCTATATTTGAAGCTATTCTGCCTGCTCTTAATGCTTTGATGGCGGCGTTGGCGAGGGTTACGGCTTATCTGGCGGCGTTTATCAGTCTGCTATTCGGTAGTTCGTATGCGAGGTCAAAGGCGGCTGCGGCGGCGCTGAATAAGGAAAAGGAAGCACTTAAAGGTGTCGGTGGAGCGGCAAAGGAAGCGGGTAAGGAGTTAGCGAGTTTCGACCAGATTAATAAATTGACTGCGGACAACGCCGGAGGAGGAGGAGGCGGCGGAGGCGGTTCATTCGGGGATTTGATTGATTCGTTTGAAGACCCGGATTTAGATTTGTCGTGGATGGATGAGTTCATTAAAAAGTTAAAGGAACTTGTGCCCGACCTTGATTATTTTGAGAATCTGGGAAGGGGAATGGCGGAGAGGATAATCAGGGGTCTTTACGGTATAAATTGGGAATGGATTCAGATTTGGGCGGATAGCCTCGGGCAGAAGCTCGGGGCGTTTTTATCGGGTTCGTTGGCGCATCCTCAGTTATGGGCGGCTATCGGGTATACGTTGGCGCAGGGGTTGAATACGGCGTTGATGTTTTTATTTGCTCTTGCGGACACATTTAATTGGAAGAGGTTCGGGCAATCATTCGCCAATGGGATAAACAGGTTTTTCAGGACCTTTAATTGGGGTTTAGCAGGTAGAACTATGAATGTGTGGGCGAGGGGCCTTCTCTCTGCCCTTATTATTGCGGTTCGGAATATAGATTGGGTCTTAATTGGAAACAGTATTAAAGAGTTCATAATTAACATTGATTGGCGAGGCATTTTTGTTGATTTAGTCGAGTTGTTGAGGGGTGTCTTTAAAGGGATTTTTGATTTGTTGGCAGCAGTGCTTGGACAGAATGCGGCGGCAACGTTAATTGCGGTAGCTGGTGCGATTACTATGGTGTATGTGGCGCTTCAAGGTTGGATGATAATAGATAAGTTGCAAAGTTCATGGGTTATGTTTACCGAAATGCTCACAAAAATTGGCTCTACAACCGTGCTTGGTGCTCTCGCTGTTGCTCTCGGAGTAGGGCTTGCTTTGTTCGTTTCGTTTGGTGATATATGCCCGGAACTTACAGTGGTTCTCGGGTTGCTTGCAGGGGCGTTTGTCGCTGTCGGAATCGCTGTCTCAGGGATATTCGGACCTTTTGGGTGGGTTATCGGTATTGTTGCAGGGCTTGTGACGGCGTTTTTGTCGATTAAGAGTGCGCTTGATAAAGATGTACTGCCGGGGTTACAGAGGTTTAGCGATGCAATCTCAGATACCACGAGAGAGGCATTAGAACCTTTTGTCGACAAGTCTGTTGATGTGAGGCAGGCTTTGATTGAGATGTTCATTGAAGGAACACCGGTTGTCAAAGAGAACACATTGTTGATTGCGGGTTATTTCAAGGATATGGCGGATGATGCTATAGCGTCACTTGAAAAAATGAGGGATGCGTCAATTCGCAACCTCGCAGCTATTTTTGGTAAAGAAGCTGTTGCGTATGAAGAGAGCATCGCACGGGTTAACAAAAAATATGACAACATGCTTGACCAGAGTCAGCGCGGCATTGACCGTATGGAGGAAGAAATAGAGCTTGCTAAGTTGAGCGGCAAGGCGCAGGGAGATGAGTATGATGCGCTTGTGGCTAAACACGCTGAATCAGTTGCTCAGCATGAAATATTGTCGAATAATATTGCGGAAGCGAGACAGCAGGAACTTGATGTTTTGAGAGAGCAGGGAGGAGAGATAATTGCCGAATGGGAGAGAAGACGTGATTCTGAGATAGTACATTATGAGGAAAGCCAAGCCATCATAGAGCAGGCTTATGAAGCTCGGATGGAGGAGTTGCGAGCATATTTAGCACAGGAGGGAGATTTAAATAGCGAACATGGACGTGCTCTCCTTGAGATGACACAAGATTATATGTTTGAGCTTATTGATATGATGGAAATCAGTGATGCTGAAAAATTAGCGCTGAAAGAAACCTATATACAGGATTCGGTACAGCTGACGGCTGATGAAGCGAGTAAAATTTTACAGGTTGCCGCAAAGGCCAGAGATGATGAAGTGTCGATGGCAGAGAGTAAGTATTCAGAATTGATGGGCGCTGCTCAACATATGTTTGATATTGGTGAAATTAGTGCTAAAGAGTATCAAGCTATTACGGCTGCTGCTGAGGCGAATCGAAAAGTCGAGACCGATACTGCGTATAAAAAATATATGGACCTGTACAATACCACTACTTCCGGAATGGGGGATGTCAGTAAAGAGATAAATGTACGTACTGGTAAGATTCAAACCGATTGGCAGGCGGGTTGGGATACTATCGGGGGTTGGATGGGTGGTTGGTGGAGTGACACTGCGATTTTAGCTGGAACAGGAGGAGAAGAGATTGGAACAGATTTCACCGAGGGAACATATGAAGCGTTGTTAGCGGGTTCGGATGATGTTGAGCAATCGGCGTATGACATGATATTGAATGCCATAAACATGGTGAGGGATACTCAAGATTCACATTCGCCTTCACAGGTAATGTATGACGAGGGTATGAATTTCATCAAGGGTATGGACAATGCACTTGTCGATGGGACGAAGATATTAGTTTCGACCTTGCAGACGATGATGCAGAGGTTGATAAGTGTCGTTTCATCTGCGGCTCCGGGCTTCGCAAATCAATTTAGATTCATGTATAACCAAATTCTTGAATACACTGAAAGATGGGTTAATAACGTATTCCAGGGTATAGGTCAGATGATGAAGGGGTTGTCGGATGTGGCGACGTCGGTCGGGGGGTCGATGGTGGTGCCGACACTCGGGCAAGTCAAGATTCCGAGATTGGCAAAGGGCGGCCTTATCCCGGCGAATAATCCCATGCTTGTGTTGATGGGAGATAACAGGAGAGAGGAAGAGATTGTGTCGCCGAGGTCGGCGATGCGTGAGGAATTTGCGAATGCTCTGAGAGATTTCGCAGAGGGAAGAGAGGGGCTTTTCGGAGGGAGCAGCTTATTCGGTGGAGGTCAGGGGGTCACGGTGGAAGCTGTTTTGGAATTGGATGATACGGTTATCGGAAGAGTCCTTATACCTATTATTGAGGCGGAGAACCAAAGAAAAGGTGTGAGGATTGAGGTTGTGGGGGCTACGGGATGACTTTTGCTTTGAATGGAAGAGAGTATAAGGATATATATATTACGGATTATAGGGTCAAGCTTGAAACCCTTGACGGAGATGGGACGGGCAGGAGCAAGGCATATGGATGGCCGTTGATTCGTGACCCGCAGGGGCAGATTATAAATCTGGTTTTAGAGTTTTTCGGGTCGAGTTCGGGGAATAATGATTTTAGGCATCTTTGGAATGTGTGTAAGAGTATGGGGAAGACGGATTATGCGCTTGTCAAGTTCAGAGACCCGTTGGGGAGCGTTATAGAGCAGAGAATGTATTTGGTGGCTTCGGAATTGAAGTATAAGAGGATTGAGTTCAACGGTCAGGTTTTTACAGATAGGCTTCAGGTGTCTTTTATTGCTGAGAAGGGGTCGTGATTATGCCTCATGTGCTTAGGATGCGGTTTGGGAATGTCGACCTTTCGGCAAAGCTTGAGTTGGAGTCGGTAGAGTCGAATGACCAGATGGAGTGGAGCGATTTAGGGGGATTTGGGTTTGATGATGGTGTGCCGCCGAAGGTCAAGTTCGCTACAAACGAGCCGAATTACACGTTGATGGATGGGACGGCTGAGGAGTGGCCGGATGACCCGTATGAGTTCGATGATTGGGGATTATTTTCAAATTCGATGAGTGGGGAGGATGGATATTTTCAGGAATGTCCTACGTTGGATATTTGTTTTTCGGGGCCGAGGAGAACGTCGGGGGTGACGTTCTTTTTTTATCCTCATTATCGGGATGAGTATGTTGAGGTTGTTGATATTACATGGTATAGGGATGCGGAATGGGAGACGGTCAGGAAAGAGGGTAGATATGTGATTCATGGGCTTGATGGGATTGTCGAGGAGGGAGTGGACAATTTTCAAAGCGTCAGGATTAAGTTTGTGAAGACCAGGCACCCGTACAGATATTTGAAATTGTGGATGATTGAATGGGGTATCGTCAGGGATATTGAGGATGAGGAAATATCGGTTTGTAAAATCCTTGAGGAGGTTGACCCTACGTCGAGAAGCATCAGTATAAATGTTATGAATGCTCAGATTAGGACGCTCAACAGTTTGTTCTCGCCTATTACAAGTCCGAGGTTCTATGGGATGATGGAGAACCAGTATTTGACGGTATATAGGGATGGGGAGGCGTTTGGCACGTTTTTCCTCAAGAAGTGGAAGGATAAGACACAGGATGGTATCGTTTTTGACCTTACGGCTTATGATGCGATGTCGATTCTGGATATGTATAGGTTTATGGGTGGGATATATGAGAATTGCCCGGTTAGGGAGATATTGGATGAAATTTTCGGGATTGCGTTTCCCACTCGTTTAATCGGGTATTTGATTGATGAGGAATTTGAGAATGCTTCGGTTACGGGGTATATACCTATTTGCAGTTGCGGTCAGGCGTTGCAGCATATCGCATTTGCGTTGAATGCGACGATTGATACGGCGAGACAGAATTTTGTTTGGATTTATCCGAGGGAATGGGGGTATATCAAGTATCAGATACCGTTGGAGAGGCAGTATCGGGGAGGTTCGGATGAGCCTGCGAAATATGTTACGCAGGTGGAGGTTACGTCATATACGTATACGGCTGTGGAGGATGAGAAGGATGAATTTAAGGGTGTTTTGCCTTTAGGGGTTCAGGTAGTGGAGTTCAGGGAGCCTTTACAGTCGGAGTCTTTGGAGGTGTCGGAAGGGGCGAGTATTGTTGAGAGACATAATAATTATGTGGTGTTGAATGTGGAGACGGTGGATGAGATTGTAATATCGGGGAAACAGTATCTCAACAGTATGTTTGTTCATAGGGTGAGGTTGCCTTCTATTGCGGGAAGAATTGATGTGATTGAGGAGTATAAGGATTATACGTTGGTGTGCCGTGATATAGGGACGGAGCTTGCGACCAAATTGTTGGCGTTCTATGTGAATCAGGTGCAGACTCGGGGTGAGTTGATATTAGGAAATTTGGAAGTTGGATATGTGGCGAGGGTGAAGACAAGGTATCGGGATGTCATCGGGGTGCTTTCTTCTTTGGATTTGAATTTGAGAGCGGATAGGGCGAAATTTGAGGTTTTGGGTGTTGCGGTAGATACGGGGCTTAGTTGGTATTATGTCGATGAGTTGAAAGTCATATGGGATGTGGTGGACGGCAAAGAGATGACATGGGATGAGATTGCCGTTATGGAAGAAAGAGAGGAGTAATTGAGATGGCTGCGAGTATTCATTCTCAGGTTTTCGGGTTGCCGTTGCCGTTGGGGACGGATGTTGTTGCGAGACAGGATTTGTTGACTATTGGGCAAAACCTTGAAGAGAGGGCGATGGCGATTACGATTGCGATGGCGGCGATTGTGGGGAATACGCTTAATATCATTTCGGCGGTTAGAAGAGATGGGGATAATTATGATGTTCAGTTTATTGCGCCGGAAAGATATATGGCGGGTAGGGTTTTGGTAATCGATGAGGATGGGATGGAAGGGTTATTTTTAATAGATGGAGGTTTGGCTAAGTCGGGGGCTTGGGGTAATGGTGTGCCTGTTCTGATAACGAGAAGAGGGAATAGGGCGTATTTGATGAACAGCGGAGGTGTTGAGTCGGCGGGAGCTATGATGAAGTCGGGAGGGGAGTTTACGGGTAATGCTTTGGCGTATTCGGATGATAGGGTTGGAGATGGATTGAGGAATGCTCAGATATTGGGGGCGAACAGGTTGCCGTTGCCGGAAGAAGAGAAGACCAGTTATTTAAGGTATGTCAGGAGGCCTTGAGGATGCCGGTTTATGATGTATCTTTGGCGGGGACGGAAAGAGAGATTCGGGAGATATATGATGTTTCTGTTGCGGGTAGGGCGATGCAGACACATGAGATATGGGATGTCAATTTGGCGGGGACGCAGAAGTTAATCTATAGTGCCATACCTGATTATATATTCAGGAACGGCAGTTTTGCGGCCGGATTGGGTCAATCATTGAGCAGTATCAGTTTAGGGAATTATTCGGGGTTTACTTATAGGCAGTTGCGTATGGCGGTTGGGGCTTCTGACCTCGGGGGTTCGTGGACTTCGGTTACGGGGCAGATTAGAGGAGTTGACCTTTCGGGGGTAAGCAGACTTTTATTTTCGGGAAGAGTTGAGGCTTTGGGTAGTAATCATCAAGTTAGGGCTCGTGTTCAATTCAGCGTGGGTAGTGGGAATACGGGTTATATCAATAGTCCTCAAGGTAATGGATTGAGCGGAGGTTTAATAACGAACTTCAGTAATCGGGTTTTAAATGTTCCTACAAATTCGGGTGTGGCTAACATAACATTCTCTTTGGGGGCTTGGGGAGAAATGGGTTCGGGGGCTTATGGGGCTCAGGGAACGGTATGGGTTGGAACGATATTGTGTGAATAATTTCTGCGAAAATGGGTAATGATATATGTGGAGTAAGGCGATAATTGATAGGACGGTTGAGGATGTCGAATATGCGGATTTGAATCGGGGTAGTGTTGAAGAGCTCAAGGGGATGAGGGATTATCGGTTTTTGAATAGAGTCGGGTTGAATATGAGGGAGCTTGTCAAGAGGTTCGGGATGCTTCGGAAGGTTTATCAGTTTTATAGCCCTGCTCCGCCGATGTTGACGAGTAAGGTGGATTGGGTTTTAGAGGATTTCCCGGTTCGGTCGGAGATTCAGAAAATAGAAAACGATGTTGAGGGTATGAGGTCGATGGGGATTATCGGGTATGATACTCCTTCGGCTCCGGGATTGCCGTATACGCATTTTGAGAAGCTCAACAGCGTGGAAAGGATTATTTATGACATATATGTGATTCAGGAAGGGATTATTGTGTCGCCTAAGGTGTGCGGTACATTCTATGCGGGGGAAGGAGATAGTTTAGATTGAAAGATAGAGTGCCGACAAAGGTTTTGCCTAACGGTGCGATCCGTTATGGGATATATGATGAAGGTGGGGAGCTGATTAGGTATGAGTGGATAAAAAAAGAGGATGAGCCGATTGTCGAGGGGATGAAGTTCAATAAGGTCAATGTGTTGCCGGATGAGATTGTCGATTTGTTGGGGATAGATTCGGAGGACCCGAATGTTGCGGATGCGTTTGAGAAAATCGCTAATAGACAGTCGGAGTCGAGGAATGAGTTGTCGGAGCATGTGGGGGATAAAGATAACCCCCATTCAGTAACAGCGGAGCAACTTGGACTTGACGGTATTGGAAGTGTTTTACAAATGCATGTAACCAACCTTAATAACCCCCATGAGGTGACAAAAAGTCAGGTCGGATTAGGGGTTGTACCCAACGAGGATTGGAAAGCGGCAAACCTCGCAGTTACGGCTAACACTGGTACGAATGGAACGGTGGATACGGCGGAGAGAACGGGTACGCTTATAAGTCTTTTCAACTGGCTCAGGCAGAAGATAAATTGGATTCTGGGAGAGAATGGGTTAGGAGGGAAACAGGAAAAGCTTGTTAGCGGGACGAACATCAAGACGTTCAATAATGAATCTATACTCGGTAGTGGGAATATTGATGTTTCGGGAAGTTCGGAGGATATGCCGACTTGGATAACATCGGGGTCTGCGAATGCATATATCGTGAATCCTTCTCCGGCGGTTGAGGCATATCAGCATGGTCAGAAGTTCAGGATTAAAGTGCACGCTGCTAATACATCTGCTACGGTGAATATAAATTTCAGCGGATTGGGTAATAAATTAGTCAGCCGATTTGGAACGACCGGGCCGCTTGCAGGGCAGATGGCTCTTAATGCGGTGCTTGATATAGAGTACGATTCTGCTCTGGATAGAATAGTAATAATCGGAGGAGCATCCCCTTCAGGAGCGTCGGCATTGCCTATGGCAAATGGCGGTACGGGGTCAACGTCGACTACTGCGTTGATGAGGGTATCAGGCGTCAACTTCTCGGGCAATGTCCAGGCGTATTCTACAGACAGAGCCGACTCCGCAACGTCACGGGCAATTCGCAATATCGGTGTTCATCCTAACAGTGGAACGGTGTACCCGTCTACCAGTTGGATTCGGATGACAAGAGAGGCATAGGTGAGAGTATGCCGATACATGATATTAATGCGGCCGGGACTGCGGTAAAAATAGCCAAGGTTGAGGATGTTACAGCGAGCGGGGCGGCGAATGAGATTTCAGAGGTTCACGATGTTAATGTTAGCGGAACGGCAAGCTTGGTATATAAAAAGCAATTAGTGCTGTACGACAGGGGAGTAATTAACCCGGCAGCAGGTGATTTCGTCGGAAGCTCTGATTTTTCAAAGCAGTCAGACCATCTGCTATATCAAAGAAATACAGGGTCTGGTTCTACAACTCGTTATTGGTTGACAACCAATGCTTTTGATGTAACGCCATATAAGGGGTTGTATATCGAATATACCTCTTCCGGTGGGGGGACAACCGGTAGTTACGGCCCTGGTCTGTTCTCAGGGACGGCTTCTACCCCGTCAACATCGAATAAAATAGTTAATACAACCTTTACGACAACAACGGTTATGACATTGGCATCTATTGATATTTCATCGTTGTCAGGCTTGGCTAAGTTTGGAGGTTTAATAGCAACGACGAGTTCGTCAGCAACGTATTACCATAGGATGTATAAAATTTGGCTCGAATAAAGGGAGGATAAAATGTACAAATTAACGTTCGCCAACGGCGTGGAGATTGAGGTTATCGACGGTGTTGTATCTACGCGTGATAGTTCGGCAGGAGAGTCGAGGGATGCGTTCCAATTTCTGGTCAGGGTTTCGGATATCGGGTTTGAGGAACTGAATGATTTGGTCGGAGACCCGGAAGCGACAACAGAGGTGTATCTTACGAACACCGAATATGAGACGATAGACGAAGAGACTGGAGACCCGATACTCGTTCCGATATCGGAAGTGTACTACGGTTACGTCGATATGGTTTCAATTCGTTATCAGAGAAGAGTGATTCAGAGCGGTTTACTCAACGTACCTGTCGTATTTGAGTGGGTTTATGAGGTCTTGCTTGCTGAAAGAACCAACATTCAGATAAAGCTCATGGCTGTCAAGGATTTGCTTGAGCATATATCAGACGAGGATGCCTCGCTGTTCATGTATGCTTTCCCTGTGTGGTCGTCTATGGGGCAGTATGACGGATTTAGGTATACCGGCAGATTTGAGGTAGGGTATCGGTGCAGGGACAATGAGTTCGTGTATAAGTGTATTCAAGAGCATGATATAGACCCTATGGAGTTACATAGGAATCCTGCAAATGAACCTGAGTTGTGGGTATGCATAGCAACGCCGAGTGATGAATGGCCTCCTTGGGTGCAAAAGCCGAATGGTTATGAGTTTATGGCGAAAGTATGCGATGTAGGGAAGCGATTTATTAGCGTTTATCATGGGGAGAATGTATGGCCTCCGAGAGAGGCAGAGAGGCATGTTTGGGAAGAGGTCATATAAGGGATAAATGAGGAGTCGTTATGACAATACAGCAGTTGAGCCTTATCGAGCTCGGGATGGCTGCGGGGGCGTTGACCGCTCTCATTACTTTGGCGGCATGGATAGTGAAGAAAGTGACGAAAGGGATAACCTTTGCTGTTGAACCGATAAAATCAGAGCTCAAGGAAGCCATCGCCAACAATAGGGAGGCTACGTTGTCATCTCTCCGATATTCGATAACCAGAGCGCATGAAAAGTATATGGAGAGAGGGAGTATCGGGCGTCACAGCCTCCAATGCATCCATGATATGTACGACCAGTATAAGAAATTGGGAGGAAATAGTTTTGTTGAAACGCTCGTTAAACAATTACATGAGCTTCCTTTCCCGGATGGAGATAGGCCGGAGCAGGGGTGGGAATTAAAGTAAAATATATCGAGATAGGAGAAGAGAAATGCAGATATTTTCAGTCGTTTTCGGGGCGGTCATTGCGGAGGCTTTGATAGAGTATGTGAATATGGTGGTGACAGATGACGATCATAGGCTTGATTGGAGGGTGATAATGTCGGCTGTCATCGGGGTAGGGGTTTCGATTGCGTTCGGGATTGATTTGTTTGAGGTCATCGGAATGGCGGCGAAGGTGCCGTTTGTCGGGATGGTGTTGACGGGGGTTGTGATTTCGAGAGGAAGTAACTATATTCATGACATTTTAAAGAAAATCATGGGTGAAAAGGCAAGGAGCTTGACACTTAATGATGACGAAAATGCAAGGCATGAAGCTCCGGAGGCTGAGGGGTGAGGGTGTTTATATCTCAGCCTATGAGGGGGTTGACTGATGAGCAGGTGTTGACGGTTAGAAAGGCGGCTATCAGAAATGTCAGGGAGATGTATCCGTTGGTAGATATAGAAATCATCGTGACGTTTTTCAATGATTTTGATGGAAATGCCATTCAATTCCTCGGGAAGAGTATTATGAAATTGGGAGAAGCGGATTTGGCTGTTTTTCTGCCGGGTTGGGAAAGTGCGAGAGGCTGCAGGATTGAGCATACAGTAGCGGTAGAGTATGAGATAGAGAGGTTATATATTGAGTAGGGTTGAGGAATTATATAAAAGAGGCCCCGTAATGGGGGCCCCTTTTAATTTGATGGCCGTAGTCCTCGCTGGAATCAACGGCACGGTCACTCGTATAAGATTACAGCATGATGCTGAGAATATCAAGATGGGGAGAGCGAAAGATGATATTTCCGCAGGAGAGTTTTGTTTATCGTTCACAGGGGAGCCATGGAAATCCGGCGTCGGAGGATTATGGATGGAGGGCATCGGTCGGGGGGAATAATCAATGGTTTCTCGCTTCGGATGATGGAGTGATAACAGAGATTCGGGATGGAAGAAATTGGAGTGGAAGCACGGGGAGTGACCTCGGAAACTATTTCATTTTGAAGATGGACAACGGCGGGGCTATACGCCTCGGGCATTGTCTAAAAGGTTCGTTTCAGGTAAAAAAGGGTGAGAGGGTCAAGAAATATCAAAGGATATGCCAGATGGGTAATTCGGGAACCTGCTACGGAGGAGCATTTCACACGCATATGACGTTTTGGGATAAAAACGGCAGGGTGATATTGCCTGCGAGAAGCGGGATGAAGGTTTATGAAAAAGCTTCAATCTATGAGGGTCAGGTCGATATGTTTGAGAAGGAAAGTGGGGTCGTTATGGGTATGATAGGGAGTCCTGTTGAGAGGGATGTTTATAAAGACCAGATTGAGATTAGAGTCGTGGTAAATGCCAGAAGTAACCCAAACCTCGGGAGCAGTGTGCTTGGGACATGGAATTTTGGGTTTTATGATGTGAGAGAAAAAGTAGATATGACGCATGAGGGGAGTAACGGATATATATGGTTCAGGTTGAGGGATGGTTGGTGTGCTCATGTGTATGGAGTAGCGTATTATGAGAAAGAGGAAAAGCCTAAGCCTCCTGTGGAGCCTCCGAGAAATGATTGGGGTGAGGTTATGGAGTTTGCGGAGAGGATAAAGGATTTGGCGAGACAAAATTTATGAAGTTCAGAAGAAATTAAGCATCTACTAATTATCATTCAGGGTGTAGACTTGCGCTTGAGCTTATAAAAGCAAAAAGCAACCGCCCTCGCCGGTAAGCATGTGCGGTTGCTTTTTGTAACCGAGTAGGCTAACCGTGACGGCTGCCTTTGTGTTAATTATAGCCAGAAAGAATGCGGTTGTAAATATAACGATGAGGACTTAAAGTATGCTATAATGAGTCGAGGCGTTGCCAAACGGTAGGCGGTTAGCCACATCTCCGAAAGGGGGTGAGGCGATGAGCGTTTTTGAAACGATATCTTTAATGATTGCGTTCGGGATGCTTATTATTGCGATAATTCGCAAAAAGAAATAACCGCCCCTGCCTAAGAGTGCGGTTATTTCTTTAACTACTATTCTGGGCTAACCGTTTACCGGCAACGCCTTTTGCACATTCATTATAGCTGAACTACATGAAATTGTCAATTTAAATGAAGTTGGATATGGAGGGTAAGTATATGGGTGAAGTTCAGTTGAATTGCGAGTTTTGCGGATGGTTTTTAAAAGAAGATGATGGGATGAATGTTTGTGGGTGTGATGAGTCGGAGTATTGGGGAGAATGGGTAGATATAGATGATTCTTGCGAGGAGTGGAAGACAAAAGTGAATAAGGACTAAATATATACATTATATACTATATGAATGTTCAGTAGTGACCGCCTTTGGGATTTAATCTCGGAGGCGGTCTTTTTTTAATTGGAAACAAATTATGAATATTCCAATATTAAGTATAATAATCTTTACTTTCCAATTATTATATGGTACAATGCGACCACGATAAAAAATTGAGAATTGGAGAATAAGAAGATGACAAAAGGTAAACCGTGGCTTGCGAAAATGATTAAGGATAGAGGGTTAGGGATTAAGGAGTATATGGATTTGGTTCTGAATTCAAACTTGGCTGCGGATGAAATTATTCAGATGGTTTCGGAGATTCGTAAAACGGGGACAGGGATGTATTACTCGGCAGATGAGTTGGGGCTTACGGATAGCGTTGAGCATGATTTTGTAAGAGTGTGTTTGAGAGACAGAGGTATGGAGTTTATAGAAAATGGAACCCTTTATAGGATATGAGGGGTGAATTCGTAAATATGAATATTCCATAAACAATGCCGCTCATGCTTTACAATCCTACCAAAACATGGTACAATGCGACCACAATAAAGATTCAGGAGGCAAGGATATGACGAAGAAGGAACTGTGTAAACTCACTGCTCAAACTGCTCTCAAAAGCACTTACGGATTCAAGCCAGCGCTCAGCCAAATTACCCTTCTTGAATACGATTCTGACCGCACTCACATACTATTCAGAGTCGGAGATAAAGAGTACAAATTCAGTTCTTGGGTGTG